TGTAGAGTTATGTACTTGGTTAAAAACATCTAACCAATCAGACCAACTAGCTTTCTTCAATTGCTGTAACGTCTTGGGACTCAATCTCAATCGTTTTGGCATTGTAGCCATCGATTTTGTTTGATAGTTCCTGTAGCTTTTTCTCAAGTTGCTCACGTGACATACCCTCCAAACCACTGACAGTTACTTCTTTACGATCAACATAAGCACCGGCCAATTGACCAGATCTATACTCAGCGTTAATAGCAGCAGCGAATTGTTTTTCTTTCTCTGCTTTGTCAGCAATTCTTTCTAACCTTTTATATCTTCTAAGGTTGTCACTTGTGTATTTTTTTACTTCTCTTTCAAACAACTTATCAAAGTAGTTTGCTATATGAGGACTGTGTTTTCTAGATAACATTCTAGATGCAACAGATCCATAATCTTTTTCATTAGTACAAACATAGCCTGCACGTTTAAGAGCTTCAGCTTGTGTTATGCTACCCCAATCAGCAACATAGATTTCAACAAACATTTTTTGTTTTGGAGTTAAATCTAATTCAGTTCTTAATGATTTCTTTTTAAGTCCACCAGGCATTACTTTCTGCCTCTAGGTTTTTTGATTTTACTTTTAATAAAATATTTAATATCACCTTTTGCATGTTCTCTTGATTGTGCCTTAATGTTTTTACTGGGTTGTGCTTCCATCATTTGTTTAATAGTTTTACCACCACCTCTATAATAAGATTTAGCAGCTTTTAGCACTTCCTTACCCAATGAGTTTATTAATAGAAATTTCTTATACATAATTTCTACTATATAGATTATTTGATCATAAAGTAATAGCCCCAAAAAGTTTCGATAGCGTTCCCGCAAGAGTGGTGTCCCTTAGGGACACCACAGGGACACCACAGGGACAGTACTAAATTGATTAGAAGTGTTGGTATAATTGATTAATATGCTACAGGGACAGCAGGGACACCTCTTTTACCCTCGGGGGTACTTTTTATTGCTCAGGGGTCTAGATAATCTATATAGTAAATATTTCCATTGTCCGGTATCCGTTATTCTGGTACAGTTCAGCTGTGTTCATTCACAATTGGTTAATTACTTCTGGAGGTTTTTCGAGGAATTGCTCCCTATGTTTTCCTCCAGGAGTCAAACACATTCGACCCCCATGACTAATTCTCTAGTCTTTTTAAATTCTCTTTTAATATCAATTTCTTAATAATTCTTCTCTCCTCCTTAGTATTACACTCCCGATACCTCTTATATAAATCTCGATACTTAATCCAGGATACCTGTAATTTGGTAAAAAAAATTTTTCCATTGTCTACCATTTTCATATACTCACCACGTACAAACTCAGGATCCATGTCAGCACCCCAACAGATGTCTTGAAATTCTACACTGTTACTTACAAACCACTCATGGGAATCATACTTATAATATGTCTCTTTCTTAAAACCAGATGGATTAACAGCGTCCTCCAACGCCTGGACAAGTATTGCCTGGAACAATCGCTGTTCTGCAAAAGCTTTAGGTTTTACAATCTCTAAGCTCAATTTAATGCCCAAAAATTTGAGTAAGCTGGGAGCACAAGTCATAGGCTTTCTTCTTATCCATTAAAAACGTTTTAGATTTTTTATTTCTTGTAACTCTAATAGATTTCTTCTCGTACACTCTGAAATACAAATTCCACATGCGCTCAAGGTAGTTCATTCTATCCTCACCTGTCATCAGGTCCAATAATATGATTGAATCTTTAAGTAATCCTATAGCTTTTTTGGTACTCATTTGCATAACCACGATGCGGGAAAAGATATCGATATGGAAAAATTACACCGTGGTTAAGCATTTTTAACAACCAGGCTTATGCCTTTAGCTTGCGCTGCAGCTTTACGTCCTGATCGCCATCTATCCTCGATTTTGTCGAGAAAAGAAAGACTGAAATTTCCTAAACCAAAGTCATTTCCACAATACAACTGAAACATTAAACTTGTTAACTCATCATACGTTTTCTTATTTGGACATACCATCACTAGCTTGTCCAACGCATGGTTCAATACTTCTTCACTACTTTTCTTAATAGCTTTGCCCACAAATAAATCCTTAAATTAAAGTTAAATTTGAGTTTCGTTGTTCTATGAAAATAAAGTGTTTTGAAAGCCCCACTTATTTCATTTAGGCTTAGGAATACTATTTAATTAATAACTATTTTGATTTTGATTGCAAGTAAAAAAAAGGGCCAGTCTCCCGGCCCTAATTCAACACCTACAGTGTGATCTACTAGATGTTTATCACTTACTTCAAGAGTTTCTTTCCTTGGTTCAGCAAATTCTCTTTCATCTTAGGTTCAGCAACACCTTCTTTCTTAGCAATCTTTTTTATAGAATCGCTAACCATTTTTTTGATCATGTTGCCTGGGTTTCTAAGGCCATTTGCACCCATTGCCCTAATAATTGTGTATGATTCGATATCAACAGCAATTGATTTCCATTTGTTTACGTCCATTGTTTCTCCTATTTGTCTTGATACTCTTTAGTTTTGTAGAACTCAACTAAATTTATTTTATTTTTTTGAGTTAGCCCTGCATTATAAATACGTTCAATGATCGCAATATAATCTGAAGTAGATGTACCCGTTAAGAACCATGAAGATTTACTCTTACAAGCAGTTTTAAATCTTCTGTGATCAAACCTTGGGTGTTTATCAGCTACAATGTAAGAAACCACCATAGAACGTTTAAATCTTTTGTTCTTGGTTGACTCCATACCATAGAAGTATTTTTTAAGTTGCATTAATTGAGATCCAATACGATCTGCATGCTCAATACCTCCTGCAGGAATTACAAACCGTCCTGTTTTAAAATCATTACTGATTCTAACCCACAATGAAGTTTGTTTTAATAATAGAACTACCATCTCTGCAACATTGATTCCGTACTGTTGCATTTTGTTTCTACAAATACGGTAGTCCATTTTATTTCTGGCACAGTGTTGGTCCAGATAGTTTTCCATAGACCAGTTCTTACGACCTGTGTTAAGTCTAGCCACATCTAACGGATCATCAGAGTCCATAATTATAAATGGAACTTTTAGATCTAATTGTTTTCTAGCCTCTAATGTATGTTGGCCATCAATGACTTCCATATTTTTGTTTACACGAATTGGATCGTATAAATCTTTTTCTTCAATTAACTTTTTGAGTTGTTGTACGTGTGCTTCATCTACAGGTCTGTTACCTCTAGTTTTTTTGAACTTACTGTAATCAGTAGTTTCAAAAAATTTATTATGTATTGGTTTGTTCATATCTTTTCCTCCTTGGTTAGTAGAACATTAAATATCCCAGTGATGCAAAAATAAATAATAAAACTTTTGCAGGGATAATGGTTAGCAATGCAATAAACATCATACTAAATATCAGGTCTTTCATCGGCACCTCTCTGTTGATCTTGTATTAGTTTATTAGCAATGGTTTCGTTAATTGGATATATAGGCATGTCTTCAAAGTTCATTGAACACTGCTGCAACATCTTCATAACTTCTTGGTAAGCATCATCTTGATACTCTAGTGGTTCTCCACTTACGTCAGTTTTCGGTAGCCGTGATAAAATATTATCTACTTTTTCACTCCAATCCTTGAACACTTGTGAATCACATTTTGTTGTGGTTGCCATTTGGCCTCCTCTTTGTTATTATTATTGTGTATCTTTATATAAACATTTTAATGGGATATGCAAGTAAATAATAAGCTAGGATAATATAGGATATTATGACAAAATTTATATTAGTTATGTACATGTGCAGTATGATAACCAATGATTGCCCTAATCATCATATACCTGGTTTTACGTTCACATCACACTACGATTGTGTAGAATATGGTTATAGAGTAGCTCATGGCACGTTTAAATCATTAGAAGAAACTGAACAATTTGATAAAGAATACGTAGAAAAAAACAAGATTGTTGTTAAATTTGAGTGCAGACAAATAGAAGTCCCTAAACCAGTTATACCCAAACCTAAACCAAAAGTGACTACATAGTTGCAATCATGTCACAAATTGATATATAATACCTTATGAAGCACTATCGTATCCAAGTAAAATACAAAAATGTGTATCTTGATGAGATCGTTAGCGCTGATGATGATAAGACCGCTCTTGAATGTTTTGTAAAGAAGGTTGATTCAGGAGAAGTAAAAGAGAATGAAGGTGCTGGGTTTGAGAATCCTAACATGTTCTTCTTAACCTTCGAAGAGGTAAACCGAGATGGCCCTACAAAAGTTAATATCGGAGAAGCTTCAGTTGGAGTCCAAGTGGGCAACGCAAGCGTTGGAACAGGGTAGAGTTACTCCAGATATGAAGTGGATTGATATAGAGATCAAAGATTTAAGAAAAAAGATTAATGATCAAAGTGTTGAAGACGCAAAATTAGGTCTTCTAGATATAGCTAGCTAGACTAGCTTAAAAAAAATTAAATTTTTCCCTAAGGATACTGCGCTCTAAATTATTCTTTAGCCTCGCCCCAAGATTTTCCTAATGCAATATCAACTTTAGATGGTACTTTTAATGTGTCTATAGCATTTTCCATAATGTCTTTTACACCTTGAACGTCTGATTCTTTATCAATTGAAAAACAAAGTTCGTCATGAATTTGTAATAAAGGTTTATAACCAGCCTTGTAACAATTAATCATAGCTTGTTTTGTTTGATCAGCTGCAGATCCTTGGATCAATCTATTTAAAGCTTTGTAAGTAAAAGCCCTCCTGATGTTATTTCCATAAATTGCTTTAGCTTCCTCATACTGCATAGCTTTGTTCATTCCGAAGGTAGCAGGCTCCCACATGTCAAACCGGCATTTACGGCCCCCTATCGTCCGAATAAACCCATATTTTGAGGCAGAGCTAGATACATCTGTGGCTAATTTTTTAACAAAAGGTACTCTTTCACCATATTGTCTTAACAGGGCTTCAGCTCTATCTTTTGTGATACCTAATTCTTTACCTAATTTAGCTTTACCCATTCCATAAAATAATCCTAAATTAATTGTTTTGGCCTGGGTTCTTGTAATTCCTGCCATATCAGCAACTATTTGATGAAAGTCAGCAGACTCGTTTTTATAGGCTTCGATAAACTCCGCTGCACCTTCAAAGTTATCATTGACCGATGCAGCGTAGTGAGCAACAAGCCTAGGCTCCTGTTGTGAGTAGTCGAAACTAC